GATGATAATACCTAAGGCCGAATATGAGAGGCTGCAAAAGGGATGGCAGCAGGTTTAAGGAGAATAGATCGATGGAGCGAATTGTAGAATTTGATGAAGATGGTGGGTTGGTGGATGCAGAGATGGAGGAGAATATATGGTGTCCCCTGTCGACGCGGGTCGACGACGCAAGTTTTTGCGACCGGTATTGTGCTTACTTTCATATTTCCGAAACTACGGTCGCCGGCAGGAAGGTGGCGGGTGTGTTTTGCAAGGATTGGTTCATCGGACAACTAAAAAAGCCGTGTTGATCCGTGTCTAAAGGAGAATACATCGATGGAGCGATTGGTTAAACGGAGTGTGACGCTGCGGTATATTTCGGGTGAGGTTCTATTGAAGCGGCGGGAAGAGGCGGGGCTTTCTCAGGGCCAGTTAGCCGACCGGATGGCCATCCTGGGCGCGGCGGAGCTTAACTATGCCAGGGTGATAAGCCGGGCGGAATCTCAGGCGGAAACGGCCGTCGAAGAGGAAACAAAAAGACTTCTCGATAAGGCGCTGAAAGGGGATTTGGGTTGACAACGGTTCAGCCAGGAACGATAACAATTTTCAGAAAGGAGGGCAGAGATATACCGAAATTTTAGTTTGGCAGCCGCCGCGGGCCGGAAGATTCGCGGCGGCTTTTTTATTTTGGACAAAGTTGTCCGGGACTTTTCACGCCGGGGGTGCAAACTATATACAGATACGGGCAATAGGCCCGAATGATAACCCCACGGAAAGGGGACAGTATGAACTAACAGCTTTTTCATGGCGAGGGTGTGCGGCCGCCTTCACCCGGGCGCACACCTCAATTTTATGGCAAAGAAGAAAGTCAAAAAGAAAACCGCAAAGAAAAAGAAGGTAACGAAAAAGGCTCTTTCGAAAAAGAAGAAGAAAACGCCGCGGCGCAGGGTGGGCAGACCCAAAGAGTACAAGGTGGAATACGCGGCGAAGGTAATGACGCTGAAGAAGCCCACAGACTTCACACTGCGGGCGATAGGCAGGAAACTCAGGGTCAGTCCGCAGACCGTGGCCAACTGGAAAGCGGAGCATGAAGAATTCGCGGCGGCCGTTGCGACGGCTAAGGAAACCGCGGTCGATGATGTCGAGGGCAGTTTTTTCGACCTGGCGATGAGTAAGAAGGTGGCCTCAGCCAGGGCTTCGGCGTGTGCGAAGATATTGGCGGCGTACAGGAAGGAACGATACGGAGATAAGATGTCGCACGAGTTCCCGCAACTGAGTCTGGCTGATATCGCGGCCCTTATGGGAGGTAAAAGAAGTGGTTAAGGCCGTCGATATGGAATTGGTCGAGCAGGTGTATGGCCGGATGATGGACTACCGGGCGGACCCGATAGGCTTTGCTACCGACGTGCTGAGTTTAAAACCGGAACACGTGTGGGATAAGATGGTCGACCTGGGTGAGGGCGTCAGGGACCATCAGAAAGTTGCGGTACGGGCCGGACACAGCGTATCGAAGACTTTCAGTGCAGGAAGGGTGATCGTTCCGTGGTTCAAGGTGTGCTTTCAGCCGTCGACGGTGCTGACGACGGCACCTTCGGATAACCAGGTGAGAAATCAGTTGTGGAGGGAGATACGAGCCGGATTCGCGGGGGCGAAGGTTCCTTTGGGGGGGAAAATTCATACGCTGCACTGGGACATGAAGCCCTCGCAGGAGGTTCTGGACAGCCTGCAACCGGCGGACAGGGAGATGTGGGAGAAGAATTTCGCTATAGGCTTTTCGACCAGCGCCGATACCGCGACCGAGCACGCGACGAAGATGCAGGGCTGGCATAACGAGTATATGCTGGTTGTCGTCGATGAGGCGTGCGGGATAGCGCCGCAGATATGGCGGACGATAATGGAATCGCTGATAGTCGATGAGCACTGCAAGGTTGTCGCCATAGGCAACCCGACGGACCCGGAATGTGATTTTGCCAGGGCGTGTTTCTCGTCGGATCCCGCAAAGAACGAAGGCAACGTGCCGTATGTCAGCGACGAGGGCTGGTATGTGATAACCATATCGGGCAAGGATACGCCGAATTACAAAGAGGGGCGAAGGGTCATACCGGGACTTGCGGGCAGGGAATACGTCGATGGTATTATTCGAAAGTACGGAGCCAACGGCGACGGCACGAGGTACAGGGTTCTGGGCCTTTTCCCGACGTACAAGGAGGGTACGTATTACGGATTCCTCTTGAGCCAGGCGAGGAAGACGGGGCGGGTTGGGCATTTTCCGCACGATCCGACTCAGAAGGTTTATACCGCCGACGACTACGGGGATATCTATACGGCGACGATATTCTTTCAGCTGATAAAGGGCCGCATACGCATAATCGACGACTACTGGGACTACGAGGGACTGGGACTGCCGAACTGGGCGAGGATGTGCCAGCAGAAGGGTTATATTTACGGTGGGCATTTTGCAGGACCCGACTTCGATACGTCGAACGCCAAGAGCTTTCAGACGGGCAAGACGACCAAGGACGTGGCGGCGGCTTTGGGGTTTGCGATAACGCCGGTTTGCAAACATACGTTCAATAACGGGATCGAGGCGGTGCGGGGTATTTGGCCGCTCCTGGAGATAAACGAGGAGACGTGCGGGACGTTCCTCAAGGCGGCGGCAGGGTACGGCAAGAAGAAAAACGAGGCGCTATCGACCGATGAACAGCCGGTATATCACAATGACCCGGCGCCGACGTGGCACAGGCATATGATGGACGGGCTTCGCCATTTAGCTATGCAGTACAGGTACGGCTATATCGAAGGCGAGATAATGGGGGCTTCGCGGCCGATGCCGCAATGGGAGGTCGACGATTACCAGCGCGACGAATTGAATCTTCTGGAGGTTCGGTAATGGGAAGGCTGAGGCTAATGGTCAGGTGCGGGATTTGCGGGTCGCTGCGGGGCGTGCCGGAGGCGGAGGCGGCGGCTGCTGCGCAAAGGGAGGTTTCACTGGACGAGCAGGAGGATTCGATGCCGACCCGGTTGGCTGTAGAGATGGCAAGGCCGGCTAAGAGGCAGGTGGTCAAATGCTACAGGTGCGGCAATGAGATGAATGCAGCGGACGCGGTTATGACGGAACTGCCGTCGCCGCCGCAAGCCGCGCGCCATCGCATAGACCTTTTGGAGGTTAAATAGGAAATGACCAGCGGAAAACCGAAATCGCCCCGCCCGGCGGCGCCGCCGCCTACAGCGGAAGGGCCGGAGATCGAGGCGGCGAAGAGGAATATTTATGCCCAGATGCTGCGTAAGAAGGGCCGGGCGGCCTCAGACGTTACCGGCGGATTAGGGCTGATATCGCCGGTGCAGCAGCAGATGAGTGGTTTGAAAAAGACATTTGGATAGCACGATGTTCGAGTGGAAGACAAAGACTGACGACCAGATAGTGAAGTTCGTTACGGGCGATAGTGCCAGGTCGGCGGAGGTGCGGAGGTCTTATGAGGACCTGTGGACACTCGAGAATAAGCTTTTCCGGCCGCGACGTACTGACTTGCGGCGGGACCAGCCGAAGGGTCAGCGGTTCGGGGCTGAGGTCTACAGCGACCGGCCTGCACTGGCGATGAGGAAGTTCAATTACGGGTTCTGGGGCTATTCCGCGGCGAAAAAGGACCCGTGGCTTCAGTTCGGGCCGTCGCGTGTGAGTTTATTGGAAGATGACGATATACGCAAATACTGCCAGGAGGCGGCTGAACAGACCCTTTGGGGGTTCAATCGCTCGACATTCTACCGAGCGCTTCCGGCGTGCGGGGAGGATGCCTGCATATCGACGGGTGTTATGATACCGGAGGTCGAGGAGGAGACTGGCAGGGTAATATTCGAGACGATACATCCGGGTGAAAGCTACCTTCAGGTCGACGCTTACGGCAGGTATTGTGTCTATCACCGCAAGTACAAGATGACCGCATTAGCGGCGCTGGATAAGTTCGGGGAGAAGGCTTTGGGCGGCGCTGAGGCGAAGATAGTCATAAACGCCAAAGAGAAGAACCCGCAGATGGAATACGACTTCCTCTACGGAATATACAAGAACAGCGAATACGACGCCGGCAGTCGGAACAGCCTTGCGGCTAAATATATCTGCTTTCACATTCAGTTGGGCGCCTCGGCCAATGGCAAGACGGGCAGGTTGGTCCAAAAGATAGGACGCCAGTGGTTTCCCATCGTCTATTCGCAAATGGCGGAACAGGGTTCCCCGTACGGCAGGGGTTTAGCCGGCGACGCCCTGACGGCGGCTTTGGTGGGCAATAAATTAGCGGAAAAGGAGATACGGGCCGCTCACCTTGCGGTCGAGCCGCGGTTCAAGGCCTCACAGACTCTCAGGGGCCGGCTCCGGGTTGACCCGGGCAGTACGACGTTCATAAGGGGCTCCGACGAAATATATGAGGCGTTGAAGGAGAATATCAACTGGCCGCTCTCCGATGCCCAGATGGATAAGATAAACGCGGCTATTGACGAGTGGTTCTTCGGTGGTCTGTTCGGGATGTTGACAGATCGTGAAGTGCTGCCGGAAACGGCGTTTTTGACGGCTGAGATGAAGGCGGAGAAGGTCGTCTTGATGGGTCCGATCATCGGGGAATCGGAGGATATGATATTGGAGCCCGCCGTCGAGATAATATTCGAGCAGGAGCAGAACGGCGTGGTTCAGCGGTATGGCAGTTATGGGCGCATGCCCGACCCGCCGCAAAGGCTGCTCGATGAAGGCGGAGGCAGTATAGACCCGATCTATGTGGGCCAGCTCGCGCAGATACAGAGGAGCGTAATGAGGGCGCAGCCGATACGGGATTCGCTGGACTTCATCGACCGTATGGCCGCGAACTTCCCGGAAAGCCTTCTCATTGTCAACGCCAAGAAGATGCTTGAAGATGGGATGAGGGCGACTGGATTGAGGCAGGACCTGATATACGATGAGCGGCAGATTGAGGAGCGGGAGAAGCTTCTGGCGGAAAAGGAGATGGTCGCCGAACAGGCAGAGATGATGCAGGGTGCGGCGCAGGCCGCACCGCATATATCGAAGAAAGTGGAGGCGGGGAGCGTACTGGCAGAATTGGCAGGTTGATAATCATTTTTTGAAAAGGAGTTACAGTTATGGCAAAGGCAAAATCAGGCAGGGATTCCATTAAGCTGAGTAGGCAGCAGCCGCACCCGGACGATCCCAAGGAGGCTAAGCAGCAGGAGGAGTTGATGACCGACGCTGAAATGGCGGCTAAGAAGGCCGAGAGCGAACCGGACGAGATAAACCTGGAGCACGCCCCGCCGCAGGCTGCGCCGGTGAGTAAAGGGATTCCGACAGCGGCCCAGGTCGAGGCGGCGGGTAAGAAGCCCGAGCGTCCGATGACAGTAAACGAAGCTTACAGGGCGACGAAGCCCACACCGGAGCAGACGGCAATCCTGGAGCGGCATTTTCGCCGGTATGTCAAGAGATCGGGCGGGCTCAGGAAGAATATTTCTACGGAAGCGGTTGCCAGGGCGGCGGCGCTGAAGACCAAACTCGGCCGCAAGGACTACACGTGGGACGAGAGTATCGCGATAGTCGGGTTCGGCGGCGTTCGCGAAGAGAAGCCGAAACGCAGGGGCCTGGGACAGAGGAAGTAGTATGGCCGAGTGGCATGAAATGAGTGCGGCCGAATGCGAGGCCGACCCCGAAGCCTTACAGCAGAGGGCGGCGGATTACTTCAATTCGTTTCTGGCCTCCGAAGGCGGGCGGCGAGTGCTCTTCGATATTGAGCGTGAAGGGTTCTTTTTCGACCTGGACGTTCGGGCTGAAGATGCGCTGGCGCACCTTATGCTGACGAGTTTCGTGCGGCTGATACGCAGAAAGTGCGGGATAACCGACCAGATGGCGGTTATTCGGGCGGAAAGCGATGTCGCGCGAGGGTTCAGGCCGCCGGCGGAACCCAAAGAGGCGAAGAATATGTACGATGAACTGAAACTGGAACCAGAATCACAGTAAATGGAGAACATGAATCATGGATGAAGGAAGTCAAATTCAGATAACGGACCTTTTCGACGAAACAGGCGGGTGTACCGAGGCGTTCAGGGAGCGACTGCCGGAATTAGTGGGGCCGGAGAACTATTACGGCAAGCCTGAGACCAAAGAGGATCCGACTAAGGTTTTCGACGACGTTAAGGACTTTAAGGGCCTCTTAAAACAGCATCTCGACACCAAGAGAATGGTGGGTAAAAAGATGGAGGGTCTGGTGAAAGTGCCCGGCGAGGGGGCGACGGCTGAGGAGATAGCGGCTTTTCACAAGGCGACGGGCGTACCCGATAAGGCAGAGGGCTATGAGTTCGAACGGCCGAAGGAATTGCCGGAAGGCATGTTTTATAATGAGGAAATGGAAACCCATTTCAAGGGTATATTCAAGGAATTGGGGACTCCGCCGGCAATGGCTAAGGGCCTGCTGGACGCCTACAATAAGGCGCAGATAGCCGCGTTCCAGCAGCAGCAGGACGCGGAGACGGCGCAGCTTGAAAAGGATATTGCCCAACTCAATAGCGAGCCGGAATTCAGGGGTGAGGAGGCGGCAAAGAGCAATACGGCCATCTTAGCGGCCCTGAACGTATTCGGTGATGAGGAGTTGAAAAAGCTTTTAGCCGACCAGAAGATCGCCGACGCCGACAAGATCAACGACGGGAAACGCTGGGCGGCGGCTGGATTCGACCCGGTGCAGCGTCGGATATGGCTCAATAT